TAAACTAATATGATTATGAATACACAAATTGGATTTATCAAACCTGAATCTTTAATCTCGGTTATAACAAGCGAAAAGAAAAATAAAGGTGGTAACTTTACATTGAGAGGTAAAAAAACCAATAAAGATTTTACATATCGAATATCTCGTTCAGAATTTAATGACAGGTGGTTTACTCATGTATATGTAGAAACTCAATATTTGAAATTTAAACATTTAGGATATTATAAAGACGGTAATGTTATTAAGTCCGGTTCAATTGTAGAATCTGATACTGCAAAAGGAATCTCTTGGTTACTTAGACAAATAGAAAGTGGTAATACTCATCGATTAAACGAACAAGCTGAAGTATTTCATACCGGTAAGTGCTTAAAATGTGGAAGAGAATTAACCGATGCACATAGTATCGAAACCGGATTAGGACCAATATGTAATTCATTTAAAAACTAATACAAATATGAATATGCAAAACGCAATTATGCAAATTAAAGCTTTTCCTGGAACAATCGAAATTTACGAAAAAACTCGATATACATGGGCAGGACAGAGAGGATTCTTTGTACAAGAAGATGACAATATTTTTGCTTGGACTCCAGGCAGTGAAGGACAAGGAGTTCCTTCATATTTCAATCAAGAAACAATTCAAAATATCTGTAACAATCACGGAATACCAACCATTTCACACTAACATTATGACAAAGAAACAATCTGCATTTGCATTACTTGCTCTTATGCTAAGTATGCTAACATTTATTATTTTTATATTTTATTCAAGCGAGCCAAAATTTGTTGATAATATTTCACCAAATCAAAAAATTGTAGCATACGATTACATTTCTTTACCTGACCGGATGTATGAAAATATAGGTTCGGAATCAAATCAATATGTCAATAACGGCTTAGTTCTTCAAACCGATGGTATTAGTGCTTTAGTAAAAGTTGACGAAACTTACAAAAGTAATATGATACAAATCAATGTCAAAGACCATCAATATCGAATTGTCGGCAAAGGTACTTGGTATCATAAAGTTAATCAATACGTTGGATTTAACATTATGATAATCACTCAAATTTTGATTGGATTTTTACTTGCAATTGTTGCAATTACTCAATCGAAATTATTATCTGAAATTTTGTATTAACAACACCTGGTGGACCTGGAAGAATCTATGGGATTTCTTCTAGGTGTCCTCGCTAGAAAACTAAGTCAAAAATTCAGCATATAACTTAAAATGATAAAATTATGGCAAAGGCTACTAAATATAAAATAATCAAAGTTCAAGAGTATAACTCGTTTGGTAATCCTAATCAGGTTTTCTACAATATAAAGGAACGAAAAAGCTTTCTTGGAATAACATATTGGAAATATTGTTATCGACATGTAGCGACTTATAGTGGTGGTTATTTAACAAAGGTTCTATTTTATACTCTTAAAGAAGCCGAAAATTATATTGCAATTGAAAAATCCAGAAAATACGTTAAACCAACTAAAGAAATAATTCTACATGACTAATCCAAACTTATTTACTGAACTCGAAGAGTTAGGTTATATCTTCGTAAATGAATATATCACCCCTAATACTTTTGATGAACTTGAAATAGACCACTACGATAAACGAATCGAAATGAGTAATGTCATTGATTGGTTGCGAGTTGAACATGATATTATTGTTCAAGTAACATATGAAGGTCACACATTAGAAGGTCAACCTACCTTTATTGCCGATGTATATTCTTATTTACAAGAAGGAGAAGAGGAAACTACAGACGACAATGCCATAGGTTATTACGAAGCTAAGTTAGATGGTATCGAAATAGCAGTTGAATTATTAAAATCAAGAAACAAGTAATCATGAAAGAAAAACTACTAAGACTAATTCATCTCGAAATTGAGGGTATGACCGACAAGTCAGTATTTAAAGACACCATCAATAGTATTGTTGGTGGATGTGATCCGACATGGAAAGGTAATTATTGCACTAAATGGTTAACTGACATTGCAGTAGATAATGGTGCTTACCCTAAAAGAGAATATTTTGAACGAGACATTCTTTCTTTTAGTTTGAAATTTCCTGATGGTGAACCTGACATTCGAGTATACACTAGCACAAATATTAACGAAAAGGAAACAATCTTTAAGAAAAGGTTTCTTCGTCCGAATATTGTATTATGTGAACGAGAATGGAATTTTGTAACAAAAATTCAATGTGGTGATTTAGTTTATGAACTTACCGATGCTGAAGAATCGGATTTAATTAAAGTGGCAAAAGCCGGACATCAAAAATACCTTGACAATATAGAAATGTACAAAAATCTAAAGTTAGTCAACAAAATTGAAATGCGTTTAGCTAAGCATCAACCAAAACGCAGAACAAGTGAAACGGTTGAGTAGTGACGATAAATTTGCAATCTGTATGTTTGCCTTATTTATAATATTTGTAGAAATAGTAATGTATGTCATAATGTCATAATAAATTAATATGAAAGTAGCAGTCAGATATTTTACCGAATTTGGTAGTTCAGTATCAACAATGGAATCTAGTGAATTAGCTAGTTGGATAAAAAGATACAATTTCAAAATCTCATCTATCACGGAAGTAGATGAAGAAGAATCGAAAGTTTCTAAAAGGGAAATTACTCACGAAGAAGTCTTTAACGACGACAAGAAGGCTAAACTTAAAGAATTCATCGACAAATTTAAAGGTCAAGAGCTATTCAAAAAGAGTAATGATAGAGCTAGAGAAATACTTGCCAACATCAAATGGCTGCCAAAAGTATGTAATGATTGCAATACAGCATTAGAGTCATGTACTTGCATCGAAGATACAATCGAAATAAAATGCTATTGTGGACACACTACAACATGTGAATGTGGACCTAAAGATATAGAAGATGACAAATAACAACGAACAAGAAATATCGGCAAGGTTAGAAAATTCCTTTAAACAATTTAATATAACTTTCGAAGAGGCTATTAACATAGAACCTCGAAAATTAAAACAAATAGGTTTTGGAAATCGAAGTATTATAGAATTACAATCATTGAAGGAAATTACATTAGAAGAACCTAAACAAGAAACACTTGATAAACTTGCTGAAAATTATTTACTATCATCGGTTGAAAGAAATCAATATGGAGATGAACTATCATTTATTGATGGTTATAAATTAGCACAAAAAACTTTCAGCCTAACCAATGTAGATATTTTAGAGTTAATGCGAAGAGCTTATAATGCCGGCTACAACCAATACAATATCGTTGAAGCTGGCCTAGAAGGCAAAGATACGGAAACGAATGTTAGATGGATTTTAACTAAATATGAAACTGAAAAGCTAGAAAACAGCAAACGCAAAAGAAACTTCTATTGCGGCGATAAGGTAGATTATGACGAACAATGTTTAGAACAATGCGATAGATGCGTCGATTGCACAGGAGTAGATTACGGATATTATGACGAAAACCAATAAGATATGGAAGATTTTATAGAAAGAAAAGTTTTCCTAAAAGGAGAATTATACACAAACAAATCAGGTAACACTATAATTATGTGTACTGAAACTACCTGCAACTACTCGAGTAAAGAATTTCAAGGTGTTGTAATCGAATCAAAAGAATGGCCAAAAGGTTTATACGACAAAAATTGGTATACGTCAACATTCGAACCCGCTAACAAGAAATAAATTATGGAGAATAAACTTACTCTCAGCCACTTGCAATATTGCTATAATACACTCAAAACCAAAAGAGACCATATGGGCACTCCTGCTCTATATGCACATTTAGGCTATTTAGAAGCTGGACTTGTCAACTTTGGCGCATTAGAAACCGAACAACGAGGTGACGAAAACATCGTTAAACGAGAAATGGTTAAACATACGAAATGGTGGAAGAAGGACCGAGAAGAAACTTATGAAGAAGCCATCGTTCGACAAACTGAAAAGCTATTTACTAACAATCAAATTAAATTTTAATGGAAACAAAACCACCTAACCCTAACGCATTTCCAGCTGATACTGTACAAGAAGAATATTCTGGCATGTCCTTAAGAGATTATTTTGCGGCAGCCGCAATGCAAGGATTTACTGCAAAATATGGCTCAGTGTTAACAAACTACGATAGCCGAGCCGCAGAAAGCTATAAGATAGCCGATGCCATGTTAAAAGCTAGAAATCTATGAAAAAATACGAAGTAGGCTTTGTAGCCGGTGCCTTTGATGTGATACATCCTGGTTACATTAAGTTATTTGGCGATGCGAAAGCACATTGCGAAAAACTCGTTGTCTTAATACATGTCGACCCATCCGCAGAAAGACCTCATAAATTAGCACCTGTACTCTCAGTCGAAGAGAGAGCTGTTATCTTATTAGAATTGAGATCCGTTGACCAGATAGGAGTTTATCATACCGAAGAAGGATTTCTCAATTGGATGAAGGACAATCCAACATCAGTCCGGTTTTTAGGTGACGATTATATCGATCAACCATTTACCGGTAAGGAGCTACCAAATCCAATCATCTTTGTTGACCGTTCTCATAAATGGTCAACGACTAAATACAAGAAGAGCATCCACCATCAAGTCGAAGTTAAAATTATCAACGAAATGCTCTCCAGGAACGCGGCTACCAAGTCATCCTAGCGACCGTTCGCCACAAAATAAAAATTCCTACCACCACTAAATAATAAAAATGTTATACAACATCTCCATCTATCTAGTAATAGGCTCAATAGTCTCTATCATAGCAGAACTTATATTAAAGTCTACAGCTATACAAGAATATCAAATCAAGTCTAATAGTGAACGTATCAATCTCATCTTATTATGGCCTATAGCTATCTGCCTATTCGTATATCATGTAATAAGAATCCTAATAGAAGGACCTAATGATGATGATTTTAGAAACATGCAGTAGGGTAGCGAGTAAGTAAGCCACTCCAGCACATGTGTGCCTATCGTGCACCCGTGCGAGGAGGAGCATTTCAATGAAAGATTATTACTCCTAGTCCACCGAGCAGACAAAAATGTAATAGATGAGCTCGTTCGATACTCGCCGTCGTCAATAAAATGCAAAGTACTCCAATACCAGAAAGGCCTAATGGCTCACCCACAATACCGGCGAAGCGAAATCCGATTCACCTTTATACACCCAGCTAGACTCCCGTCTGGCTTTTTGTGGCTTTTATCAACCCTAGTACAACATCAGCTAGTCTACTACCTGGTTTTTCACAACTTCGGCCACTCTAAATTGTTAATAACTTTCTAAAAATAGTTGCCGAAACATTTCCATTTGTCGCCTAAAATGATTAGTTTTACTTATCAAATTAAAACAATACGTTATGACAACTCCAATCACCCTTACCGACCTCGAGCTACTTGCTCTGAAATCTATTACTTACTCGGATTTCTATGAAAATGGACGAGAATCTATCTTATGGGATTTCTCAGTGTACGATGCCTGTTCAATACCTAAAAGTAAAAGAGGTGGAGTTTTCGCTTCACTATCTACTAAAGGTCTTGTCAATATCCAAGAAGGTGAGAAAAAATTTAACATCGACAAGGACGGAAACAAAACCCGTAATCCTTATTGGTCTCCCGATGCTTATGGAACCATGCACATTACTCCTCTTGGTTATGAGACTCTAGATAACCTAAACCTAATCGACGAAAACGGATCATTCATTAACTAATAATATACATTATGGCATTAAAGCATTTTTATACCATTCACGGTAATTTGAATATCAATCAAAGAATTTCCTTAAAAACGAGTTTTTTTCGACTATATAAAACCTTTAACAAAATAAAATAATCATGACACAAGCACAGAGACAATCAGCTTTAGAAAGAATTATTATCCTTAAGAATCGTAACATTAATATGCACGCTATGTGTAATGTAATGGAATTATCTGATGTAATGGAAAACGAAATTCTCGAGCAAATGGCTGAAAATCAAGACGTCATCAACCAATTAGAAAAGGCTACCTCAGCTAAATACGAATTCTTATTTAACTTTGAAGGTGGAGGTTGGAACAGTGAATATGCTCACACTAAAGAAGAGGCAATGGAACTTGCAAAAGCTAAGTACAGTACTGATGATTATAAAGGAACTTGTGTACCAGATATGAAGACATTTAGAGTGTCTACTCCTGCGGATTACAATAACCTTTTATCTCTTTTCTACTAATGGATCCATTTACTATAGCCATCCAGGTCATGGGCTTATTCTTAGGCTTTGTAATAGCTAGTGTTATTACCTGCCTTTTGATAATCTGGCTGACCAAAAAAGTTTCAAAACTTTAACAAAAATTTAACAGTTTTTATTTTCAAGTATCGCCAATAATGATTAGATTTACTTATAATTAAAAACAACAACTTATTCATTATGACAACAATCAACACTACCTCAGAAACAACAATCAACGCTACAATTGCAAAAGGTCAAATTATCCGTAATGGTGCTAACAACATTTTCGAGATTACTGCCTTAAACGAAAATGCAATCCAAATGACTACTACCAACGCAATCGTTGAGAAAACCATTAATATGTCTAGAAAAGTATTTGTTCAATTATACGCTAGAAAAAACTACGTACAAGTGGTAAATACCAAAAACATTTTATCTGAAATCGTTGAGTCAAGAAGAACTGGAGCTTCAAGGTTCTTAGTGAAATAATTTGTAAACCTCAACACTTACAATATGTAAACTGATAATTAACATTGAGAGGTGCTCACCGAGTAAATATTAAGAGCATTAAATCGATATGCTACACCTCTCAATTGTTAATAACTTTTTGAAAATAATGCACAAATCATTTCCTAGTTTCGCCTAAAATGATTAGATTTACTTATAATTAAAAACACATATTATGTTTATGTCCGATTCAAAATTCGCTGAGTACCAACAACAAACTATTAACAGAATGGCTTACGACCTTCAATCCGTAATAGGAAAAATCGGTCCAGATAATCATTCTGCTACCTTAAGGTCAAAGTTAGTGAGTATCGATACTGTTAAAGGAACATGCATCTTAGAAATTACTCCTTCTTACTTAGGTTCAGAAGGACAAGAAAAAGTCGGTCAACAATACGAACAAGCTATACAAATTGTTCACAATGGCTACTTTTACTAAAAACTAATTATCAAATTAATCATATAAAATAAGAAAACTATGGCAAGACCAGAAAGTGTTAACGATGAGGTTCCAGTAACTAACCGTTTAAGAAAAGATCAGTATTTCAAAATCAAACAATTGGTTCAAAACAATGCGAAAGAACCTATCATTGCAATCGGCCTTGTAAGAGACTTATGCAAAGGATATGAAGCGGTAAAAGCAGTTGTATTTGACGAAACAAATGGTCAGAAATCTATTAGAGTATCTACGATGGAAACATCCTACTTTATTAAGTTAAAACCAAGTACCAAAGTTGAAGCACCGAAACTGTAATACATAACTAGTCCATCAGGACACAAAAAAATTCATTCAATATGATATCACAAGCACAGTACGCTAATTTCAAAGAAACCAGCCTACGCAATCAACCCCTAAGAAAAACTATTGCTCTTACGGATTTAAGATTTATTACTATGGACCTAGTAGAATTCAATGGTCTAAAATTAGGAGTCGACCGACAAGCTATTAAAGACTTACTTCAGATAGTAGGATTCTCCTCAACTGGATTAAAAAATCTTACCTCATCAGTAGGTGAAGATGGAGCTCAAATGTTTTTAAATTCCCTAAAAAATGCAATTGGCCAAAACAAGTCTATGCAAGTAACTATAGCAGTTACACCCGATCGTATTATCTCACGTATACAAAAAGAAGGTGCTTCAGCCATTATCTCTGCTGAAACATACTTTGATACTTTCGAACGTCTAGCCAATACTCATAATTTGGAAATTACCTCAACCGATTTCAATAAAGGAAATGGTAATATCTATATAAGAGCAATTAATGGTCAAGGTAATCAACACCAAGTGGAAAACCTATCCAATGAGGTATTTCAAACTGGTATATCTTTGGCCAGAACGGCAAATGGACTCCAGGCTGACCCTTATATGGACCGTCTAGTATGTACAAATGGTAATGTCTTAAGAGCATTCGATGAGTCCTTCAATCTTCGTAGTATGGATGCAAGAACATGGCAAGAATTTTATGAGCATATGGAACGTATCGAAAAAATGAATTTCGTACCTACCGCATTTAACCAAAAGGTTATTGAAGCTATTAATACTCCTGCCTCACTATTAGAGCTAGAGCAAGGTGCTAATTTACTCCTTAATAACTCTAATATCCAACAAAATGAGTTAGAGATGTTTTTCAAAGGCCATAAAAACACATATAATAGAATACATGGTGCTAATTTAGATACTACTAAGTTAAATGCCAAACAAAAGGCTAATCTAAGAACAGGAGTTTCAGTATGGGATGTCATTAATGGAGTAACTGATTTCGCATCACATAATTATGGCTTTGAGAAAAAAGCCAATTCTGATACACACTTACAAATGGTTGCAGGTGATATACTTGCCAAAAACTTTGATACCGCTAATTTGGTCCTAAATCAACCATTCTAAGTGATTTTTTAATTTGATCGAATCTTAGGCCATATATAGTCAAATATATATGGCCTTTGAGGGGTTTAGTGGCTTTCTCCAGGTTCATTCCGAGACGGCCATATATTAACTTTCTCCAGGGACCACTCTAGGACCACTTCTAGACACGTACTCCAGGTACGTACCTCCAGGACCACTCCTAGGTCATCCCAGGGACTGTCTAGGACCACCCAGGTTGACCCTGGCAGTCACCTCAGACACGTACCAGACAGGTAGCCACTCAGGTACGTACCAGTCAGCAGCCTTCTAACCTTACCAGTCCACAACACTCGTAGGGTAGCGAGGCTCTACCACCACCCTAGTGTACGTACTCCTACATCACTCCCTACCCTTGCCACCTTCACCTGTTATAACTACCTAACACTACACACTAGATAGAGGCTCTCGTATAGAGTGCATTACATACGTATAGGTAGGCTCTCTTTATAGAGTAAGCGTAGCGTAGTAGAAAGGCAAATAGGCAATAAGAGTGTAGTAGCTAGTAGAGGAAGGTCTAAGAGAGTAGAGGGGTAGAGAGGTAGGTAGCCTTAAGAGTAGAAGTAGGGTAGGAGAGTAGAGGTGCTACACCTTGAGGGAGTAGAAGGGAGGATTAGGGTAGAGAAGGTGGCGAGTAGCCTAAGAGAGCTCGAGGTCGAAGAGAGTGGAGAAAGTGACCTAGCTATCAACTTTTCCCGAGGTGACTTTTTGAGAAGCTAGAAAGGCCTCAGGTCATAGGATCCCTGAGTTGCGTTAATGACGCGGAGGATTTGTGCCGGGCCCTGTGGGCATGCAATTCCAGGCACTTTTCGCTCTGGAAATAGATCTGTGGCCGGCTAAAGCCCAACCCTAACACTGGTTAAACTTTCGGCCTAAAATCACTGTCATAAAATTTTTTTCAGGGAATTCGAGTGGCCCTCGAAACTCATCCGCGGCGCCTTCATATAATTACTATAAATTAATACTCTATGGATAATTGCTACTTACTTATTGCCCTCTTCTTCTGTCACTTTTTAGCTGACTTTACTTGGTTATCGACCTCTTGGATGCTTAATGCTAAAGCTGTCGGTAAGCCTCTACTCCCTATCTTTGCCCATGCTGCCGTTCATGCTACCCTCATGGCTATTGTATTAGCATTTGGTCAGATGACCTTCGCCCTTTGGTTTAATTTGGTTATGTTTCAATTGTTATCGCATTTTCTGATTGACTTATGGAAAGGTCGGATGAATGTATGGTTTCCAATTGTACAATCTCCAGCCTCTAAATGGCATTGGATTTTATTTGGATTCGACCAATTCTTACATGCGGTTGTTATTTGTATCATGTACTACACCGCTTGCTCATCTTAATCAGTTGTAATGCGATACATATAATATGATACACATAAAAGTAAAAACGCCTTCTTTCTGGATTAGGCTCATGTTAATTACCTATCTAGCAGGGTTGCTGACAGGTTTAATCATCGGTAGAACATGGTTATAACTAAGGAACAAAAGTGGACTCGTCTCTATTGTAAGACATTGGATGAAGTGGAGAATGCTATTAAAGATAAATCATTTATTCATAGTCAAATTGTACTCGGGTGTAAGCGGATGTTAGAATTCCGGAGTACGACCGATATGTGTTTGGAAATCTGGTGTATTGAAACTTATTCGTCAGTATGGGTGTCTATCCGATTGACTGATGCTATTACGGCTTTAGGTAAGATTTTAGACCATCGAGTAGAAGAGGAGGAATACGAGGACTGTCAAGAGGTCGTCGATTTGATTAGTGCCGTTGAGGTGTTGGCTGCGGAAAAAGCCTCCTCGGGGCCTCAGGACTTGAAGAAAACTGGGAAATAGTTCGATAGCTAATCGAGGGAGTCTGAGATACATAATAAAAAAGAAGTTGCTACAATGAAAAACTTACCAACATACGACGAGTATTTAATTGAATCTTCCGGTGATGATGAAGCGAGAGAATATGCTATTCAGGCATTTAAACAATTTAAGAAATTCGGGTTGTCAATGAAAGGTTCGACATTTAATTCTCCTTTAGCTGCTGATGTATTTTCAGCTATTCGTTGGGCTTATAGTGATGGCTTAGAACAAAAGAAATAATTATGTTACACGAATCATTAGAAGAGTTTCTTAATGAAGCCGTTAGTCAAGCTAATGTTAAGGCTTACTATTCTGCGGTATGTAAAGCTGAGAGAGTTAAGGAATTACCTTTGAAATTTGAAAAGGTTGCTCATGGTGGTGCATGTACTTCTTACAATGCTAAGACAAATCAAGCTCTTTATATCTCATTTGATTTGTCGAGAATGGTTGATCCGGAACAAGCTATCTTACATGAATTAACTCATCAGATAAAACTTCAAACCGAAGGAAATCCTTATTTAGGTAAAGCTGACCAACAACAAAAATTTAAAAAACTAGAGAATTCTCTAATTGACAAGTACATGTACTCGGATTTTTCAGATTTACTTTGGAGCAAGAAATAATATTATGAACGAAGGAACTTTCTATCGATTACCGAAAGATGTAGTCAAAACCGAACTATTCGTAGCTCGCATAAAGTTAAATGTATTTACCGATCGAGTTACTTCCGGTAATGATGTTGACCCTAAAGAATTAGATGCTATTATCAAAAAGCTAAAGGATGTGAGTAGTCACATTAAGAAATTTAGTAATGCTAGTGATGTAATAGGAACTGTATATGAAGCAGAAGTGAGCGAATCAAGTAATCTTATGGAAAGCTTTGAAGCCTTCTTAAATGAGAGCAAACAACCGGTAAATGATGCAACCATTAAAATGCACATCAATCAATTTAAGACTTCAGACGACCCATTAGAGGTTGCCACCGAGATAGGTAAGCTCTATGGTTGGTCTCCGAAAGAGATTGAAAAGGCTGAGGAAATTATTAGAAAAAAATACATCAAATAATGAGCTCATTACACGAATCACTAGAAACTTTCTTAAATGAAGGTAGAGGAACTGCAAATGATTTAATTGACATCTTACAAGCTTTACATGGATTTTCTAGTAAAATTAAGTTTAGAACTGAGGATGTAAATGGCTATCTTAATATCGTCTATGACGATCCAAAAGGAGTTACAAAAGATTGTTTGGATAGATTGAGAGATCGTAAATTTTGGAATACGGAATTTGCTCCTACTACTGGATTTTTTTGGGGTCGAGTAAATATTCATTTTGAAAAGTCGATACAAGCCATGTTAAACATCGAAGATTTTGACAAAAAAGAATGGTCACCTAAATAGATTATGTTACATGAATCTCTAAACGAATTTTTAGCTGATGGTGCTAAATTTCAATCAGCTACTCCGGCTAATAAGACATGGAAATCATGTTGGAAAGACGCACTACACTTCGATGAAAATCAATGTGTAGTTGTTGAGGGTGGAGTTGCGGGAACAATGAGAAATAACTTTGCCGCTATTGTTAATGTTACTATATCGCCTTTAAAAATGAAAAACGGTGCTGAAGATTTAGCACCTGAACAAATTTCTATTTTTATGGACGACTCCTTCGAAGATGAAGCAAAGGCTATTGCCGCAATTAAAGCTTTACGATCAAAATTTGGTTATAAGGCTACGGTTAATGAAGGTACGACTGATTTAGCTACTCAATTACCGGCTGCAACAATTGCACCAGAATACAGAAAAGAAGACATACAATAAAACCACTGATTAGTAAGAGAAATCGTGTAATCCACGTTTAAAAATTGTTCTCTGGTTAGTAGGTATTATAACACCAGTAAATCGTTTATCTGGTGAACTCTAAATGAATAAAACGCAAAAATAAAAATATCATGTAACACCATGGCCGCTACTAAAAGCAAATCAACTACAACTACTTCGGTTAAGATAACTAAAACGAAGAGTACTGGCAAAGCCAAAAAACACTTTGGGCCTAAAGAAGAAAAGCCTAAAAAATACAAAGGACAAGGAAGATAATGAGAAACTTACAAACATACGAGGAATTCTTAAACGAGAAATCTAATTTTATCGTTGGCAAAATTTACACTCACCCTAAATTAGGTAAATTTGAAGTTATTGATTTAGGTAAAAATCAAAATACAAAGGTGAAATTTTTAGAAGGCCGAGCAAAAGGAGATATCTCTTTTATAGCTGGTTGGAGTGACGAAGGATATTTAAAAGAATCCGAAGAATTCTTAAATGAAGATGCAATGACTGCAATCCTTATGTTACAGGCTGCTGCAATTGGAGGACAAATTGCACTGTTAGCTAATAGAGTAGATTTTCACCCAGTTGATGATTTGAAAATGTGGTGGAAAGAACATTGGCGAGATAAAGCAGTCCAATCGATAATTAGCAAGTTAAAAGATGACCAAGACGTTATTGAATTTTTGCAATTACCAAGAGCTAAACAAGAAGGTCAATGGAAAAAACTAATTGCTCCTAAACTAAATGCAGATGAATTAAAATACATCAACAGCGTTTCTAGAGATAGAGTAAAAGCCGGAAAAATATAATGAAACACATTCCTACATACGACGAATTCGTAAACGAAACTATTAAGGCAGAAGAAGCCCACCGAGATAAAAGTGCGGTACAAACTGTTATAGACGGAAAGAGAGATTTAGGATTTATTACTTTAAAAACCACAGTTGATTTAAGTATAGATGAATTTTGGGATTTGGTTAAGACTCACAACTTAGGAACAATCAAATTACCAGGAAATCCATTCGACGCTTATATTTATTTTAATAAAGGTGCCGAGAAAAAAGCTAAAGAATTAGCAAAGATTGCTAATAAATATGGCGGATATTTATCATATGAGGCTACTAAACAGGAGAGCAAAAGAATTGGCGAGCTTTTAGGTTATGCTAAAGAGGATATTAATTGGTACTTAAATAAAAATTACAAATAATGAAAAACTTACAAACATACGAAGAATTCTTAAACGAAGGTCAATATTTTATTTTTGATGAAATTGGGAGTGACATAACTAACCTTCAAGATAAAATCGATGAGCTATTAAAGAAGGACATATCAGCTCCTAAATGGATTGTTGCTTTAAAAGGCATTCAATCTGCTTGTAAAAAGGTAGAGGATATGATCGCTAAAGCCGATCAAAAATTAGGAGTAATTCCTTATAATGAATCTTCTATTAATGAGGCAATGTCTCTAACCGATTATTATAGAAACTCTGATAAAGAGGTAAAAGAGGTTGCAAAGGAAATCGATGATATTATCGATATGGCCGGGTTAAATATTAATAAGAAAAACGAATTGCTAGACCTAATAACCGATTTAACCGATGCATATCTAGCAGATATGCGTAACGAATCTGTTGTTAACGAAGGAGTTTGGGCAGTGATGATGAAAGGCGTAAAAACTGGTGATAACGGACCTTGGTCTATTGTTGCTTTAGAATATGGAAAGGTAGTTGGTCAATCAAATGACATTAAAATCCGAGACTTGATTCCGGCTAAATACGAAGACATGAAAAGAAAATATCCAAAAGCTAAATTCCATATCGAAGATGGTGGTGGTGGAGTAGTTTGGACATCTAAATAATATGAATAGCAACCACGATTTACAAAGATTGACCACTCATCTCAGAGGAAAGAAGGTACTCCTACTTACCACATCGACTCGATGGGAAGGTAGTGATGATATTCCTAAGTCCTCTCAATTGGCACAAATGATTCAAGATGAATTAGGTTCATCTACTTGCGAAATTGTCGACGTTACTAAATTGCACATCTATCAATGCGAAGGTAATGTTTCTACTTCAAAAGGAAATTCATGTGGAGTAAAAGATTCCATACTAAAAGATGCAACTAAAAATCCGAGTGGATGTCATCGTTGTTGGGCTTCTATTAATCACAAAGACGATGAACTTTGGAAAGTGAGCAAACCTTTATTAGAAGCTGATGCCGTTATATTTTTAGGTTCGATTCGATGGGGTTCAGTTAACGCAGTCTATCAAAAACTAATCGAACGCTTAAATTGGTTAGAAAATCGATGGACTACCCTAGAAGAAAATAATATTTTAGAAGGTAAATTAGCTGGTATTGTTTTAACTGGTCACAATTGGAATGGCGGTACGGAATTAGAAAAACAAAAGCAAGTCCTTAAATTTTATGGATTTGATGTGCCTAATGAATTATGTTTTCATTGGCAATGGACTTCTGATTTACATGACGAAACTGCCGAAGGTTATATTCAAGAACCAAAAGATTTTAAGGCTACGTATAAAGCAACCCTAACTAAAATAACCGAATCATTTAATCAGTGGTTAAAAAGAAATACTAAATAATATGACACAATTTAAAAAATACGACGAGTTTCTTAACGAATCTACTAAATGGCCAGATGAAGTAAAAGGTAATGACGGAATTATTTGGAAAAAACAAAGAGAGCAAAAACAAGCTGGTCGTACTGTTGCAAATTATACTCCATTTTATAAAGGAATTGATATCGATTTCGGAGGTCATACCTTTGGTAGTATTGCAGAAATGGAAAGATTTATCAAATCCTACATAGTGTCTAATAACGTTTACAACAAATATAAACACATACCAGAAACATTAGATTTGTCTTTACCTGCAATATGAGAAACTTATAAATATAATGAGTAATGTTTTGAATGAAGTATCGAATTCTTTTATAGAAGATATAAAAATAATTCACCTAAAGAGCAATGCCCAGCAATTAGAAACTTGGATTGCAATGATAAATGGTGATATTGTAGGCCATATCTATATGGAAAGAGAAAAGGATCAGAAGATTAAATTCTTAGATGCCTGGGTACAAGAAGAGCATAGAAGAAAAGGAATCTTTAGAAAACTTTGGAATACTCGATGGGAATACGTACAAAGTAAATATTCAGGTTGGCTTGTATATGCTTGGTGTAAACCGGCCTCACTATCACTACTTATCGAAAAGGGATTTGATGCAGGAGAAACCTGCACTTATGTAGAAAAGTTAATAGAATAACAAAATTATGAGAAACTTACAACTATATAACGAATGGTTGACTATCAACGAAGGCGGTTGGTCAACTACTAAAACTCAGGAAACTCCTTTAACTCCAGACGTTATCCAAAAAGTAACGAAGGTCGTAGCTAGGATTTCCGAAGATTTCAATGGACATTTACGAGAATTGGAATTACCATCTTTAGACTTTTTGAAGCCTATAGGATCTGGTACTTGGTGGGAAGATGATTTAAAAAATCAACCTGAAAAATTATACGGAGATGTAGATTACATGATCGCATATCCGGTACTTAAACTTACAAGTAAAGATCCACGAGCTGATGAGATTGCTACTGTTAAATTGTATAATCAAGAGCTGCTAATGTGGCTAGAAGCTGAAACACCTGAAGGTATAGACGTAGAAGAAACAAAATCTATTTCTACTGATGCATCTCTAAAATTATTAGTAACAGTTCCTTTAAGAACTGGTGAAATAGGTTATGTGCAAGTGGACTTAGTGGTAACTCATAAAGAATATTCATCATGGGCAGTTTTCCGTTTTACTCCAGAGAAAAACGTTAAAGGATTTGTAATTGGTAAGTTATACTCGTCATTCGGTGAGGCTTTAGAAATTTCAATACAACCAAGAGGAATTAGAGCAAGATTTCAAGGTGATTTAATGGTGCCTTATTCTAAACGTTCAAATGTTGAAGATCGATTAATTACTTTAAGTTCGTCTACTTTTATGATGGATATTGCTAGATTCTTTTGGGACCAATCTAATCCTGGAAAGCCTTTTGTGCCTTCTGAATCATTACAACAATGGAAAGGTGTTAATCCTGATTCTCCTACATTTGATGATTTGTGTGATGGAATATTAGCGGTGGCTGATACTCTTGAACAAATAGGAGAATTTGGTACTGTTTTAAAATATAAGTCGGCAAAAGAATTTATGCAGGCAGTAGTAAAACAATATGAGAAAGGAATGATGGAAGCTTATAACTCTCCTAAATTCAATAAGGCTGAAACTCCGGCTGCAATAGCGGCAATGAACAAAATCCGAGGTTTAGTTACCGAATATATAAAAAGAGCTAAAAAGAATCTTCTGTAATGAGAAATTTGCCTATATATGAAGACTGGCTTAATGAGGATAATACGAAATTGTTAAACGTATTCAAACAAAAGATGACTACGGATTCATATTTAGATATGAAGGATTTTTGGAGATCTGAATTAGGATACGATGAAGAGGATAACGCAAATTTAAAAATTAAGGCATTCGATAAAGCTAAAACTTTATCTATAGACATAAACAAAATAGTTCCAAATCAAGATTATTTGAATTCAACTACGGTTAATTTATATTCAAAAAGTAAAAAGACCGAAATGCCTACTGGTGTACAATTTAAAAATGGAACAGTAATCGTTTTTGATGGACATCATCGAATAGCATCACAAATCATAAAAGGAGACAAGGCTATTAATATGAAAATACTTAAAGCAAAGATATGAGAAATTTGCCTCTATACGAAAAATGGATAAATGAAAGTGCTAATTCTCGCTTAATTGAAGTAAAACCAAACAGATACTTATATCATACATCAAATCCTCATTATAGAAATATTATTTCTAAAGAAGGATTGATTACTAAAGGTAAAAGTGAGACTTGGTTATCTGACACCAATATTGATGGCAAAGTTATATTTGCAGTTAATAGTGATAATAAGAAAGATTGGTGGGATTCAACTTATGATGATGACATCTATCAAATAGATACAACTAATCTTAAGAATATATGGTACGTAGATCCAAATTTTGATTTGAAAGACAAACGTATAATTACATTTGAAAATATTCCTGCTAAGGCAATTAAAATAATATACAAAGGAACTGGAGATTAATGACGACATTTAAAAAATATGACGAGTTCTTAAACGAATCAGAAAAATTTGATTTGATGTATCATGGTGGAGATGTAGATTTTAACAAACCAATATATTTTACTGATAGTTTATTAATAGCACAATCTTACGGAAAGGTTACTGGACCATATCAAATCATCCTTAAGAAATTTGTTACTTTAGATTTTAGTTCAGCTGAAGGTTGGTGGTTACCTGAGATAGCTGCAAAAGCCGAAGCTAAAAAATTAGGAATGAAACCCGAAGATTTCGATAGATACAAACCAAATCCTGAAATTAAATCTATAAAGACTGACCATTTTGTTAGAGCAGCTATAGATAAAGGTTTTGATGGAATAGTCTTTCAAAATATTATGGATGCCGGAAGTCATCCAGTAAAAGGAAACAAATATATACGTACAACTAATGTAGTTGTAATTGAACCTAAAAAATCGGTAAAACTAATAAAATGACACAATTTAAAAAATATAACGAATTTGTAAGTGAAATGTCGATTCCTACTGGTAAGTGGGTTAATATTGATATGTCTAAATTAGATAAAGAGGCAGAAGACTTAATTTGGAAAATGTACACCGATACATATTCTAAAGAAGGTCTAGATTTTTCTGCTGATGATGCTCATGAATTAAAGACGAAATATAAAGCTACTTATCTAAAAGACGTAGATTCCGATCACAAACCAGATGCATTCATTATTTATAAGGAAACTGCTTATGGAAACAAGATTGCTCTATTAGGTACTAACGAAAAGAAAGGTGCTAAACGAGAATTGATAACGAAAGTTATTGACTTAGTAAATACTAAAGGTTGGTTTATCGAAGCATCGAAAAGAATGGAAGAAATCTTAGTGGATTCTAAAGTTCCAGTAGTAGATGATTTTGAAGTAATTCAAAATATTGTAGGTAAGCATAAACAACCACAAATGGAAGAAGACGGATATTACTCTAGATTTCTTTCAAAAGCAGGAAAACGAATTACAAAACGAATATACGGTAAATTAAAATGACAACATTTAAAAAATACGAAGAGTACGTAAACGAAATAACTTCTTCTGGTGATTTAAAACCACCAAGAGGAAAGGCTTTACTATTCAATCATAAGAAATATCCAGAATTAGCTGGAGAATTTTTCGATTTGATACAAACGGCATATGCCGAAATTGGAGGTCACATTAAAATAAAATCTCCTGAAGATGTGTTTGCAGATCCAGATTGGAATTATTGGGAAGGTGAAGATATTCACGGAACCAGAGATTTTGATATGGTAATGTTTGGTCAAAGAACTAAATTTGGAGTTAAATTCTCAGGAGTAGGACATGACGGAACCAAAGATGCTAAACGTGCTTACATTGAAGCTAGAGGAGTCGACCTTAAAAAGATGGGATTCTATATCGAAGTTTCTGGTAAAATCGCGGAAATCTTAATCAACAAATATGATGTGCCAGTAGTAACTGATATTGATGTAGTTACTAAAGTTTTAGGTAAACAAGTTCAATGGATTGGTACTATGCCAGATGCTTCTGGTGATGGTTGGTACACTAGAAATATTGCTGGTGGAGCTCACGACAAAATTATGTTAGGACGACCAAGAGCATAATGTTAATAATTAATTCAATTTAATTTCCTATTGAATAGGAAAATGATTATATTTGTACTATAAATAAATACCACTTATGCGAGTTGCATTCTTCCATGGACTTGAGTCCTCACCTAAAACTGACAAAAACGAATTCTTAGAAAAGTTTGATTATGTTTACGATCCACCAATGGACTATCACGACAACGGACTTTTCGAAAAAACCTTAGCCGAAGTTAAGAAAAATAAAATCGATCTCCTAATAGGTTCTTCTATGGGTGGTTGGTTTGCTTATTGCATAGGCACATTAACCGGAATACCTACATTACTTTTTAATCCGGCAGTCCATAGTCGATCATTCGACCCAATAGTTAGAATGGGAACTAAACGTGCAGTCAATACCATAGTATTTGGTAGAAACGACGATGACATAGTCCCTAAAGAAAGTAACATATATTTCCTAAAACACGGAATAGGTACATTCTATCAAAACTACGAAAATAATGGCCATCGAACTCCTATTGACATATTCTCTAAATGGGTAAATTATTGTGAAAATAAATTCCTTAAAAAGAACGAAGGAGTTTATCAAGGCATTCCTAAAGGAATGAGATTGAATTACATGGCAAATACTAAAAATTCTTTAAACGAAAGAAAGCTTACTGATTTTAAATATCCATGGACTATTATAGCTAGTAATCATGGTAATTCCAGAGTTCAATTTTCAGGTTCAAGCGACCATTACATCGTTAAGTTTAATGCGTTAGCTTTAAAATCTACTTTATGTTTCTTTGAATCTGATAAATTAAAATCTGCTGGTAATGGATTATCTTCTATGACTGAGGTTAGTAAAGTTTTTTCTACTATCCAAGCTATCATCGAAGAGTATCTAAATCTCCATCCTTCAGTTACAGTTTATTTTGTAGGTGCTGATTCTCCTGGAGAAGAAACCGAAGAAGGTAAATTAAATAAGAGAGGTAGAGTTTATGTTGAATTGATAAAAGATAACATAAAACCGGGATTTCATTGGAAGATGGCTAAAGATGGAATAGGTTTACTTATTGCATTAGAAGAAACTCCTCTATTTGAAAGCATAAACGAAGAATGGGCTACTGATGCACCGGGTGTTGGTGCTGATTATTCATTTTTGCCAGAAGAAATTTCAAACACCTTACATCATAACTTCTTAGGTAAAATGCCACCAGCTGGAAATCTTACAATCGAAGATAATCATGAAATTGGATTAGTTAAGAGTGAAATGAAGAGAGCTACCGAAGAAGATAAAAAATTTGCACTTGCTGCAAATGATTCGCCACCTGAACTTTTCTATCAATGGTTAACCATCAGAGGAGAAAAACCTTCAATGAAAGAATTAAAAGACTTATGGAAGCATGACGGCAATATTGAATTAGTGAATAACATGAAAGTTGCTTGGCAAAGACTTAGACCATATATGTCTCATAACATAGTTCCTTTAAGTGGAACTACATCAAACACATATTCGTTTCCTTCTGGGCATTCATGTGGTGCTCATTATATGGCTTGTATGTTAGCAAACAAATATCCTCATTTAGCTAATTCATTGAGTGAATTGGCTGATAAAATAGGTAACTCAAGAATCCTATCAGGAGTTCATTATCCTTCAGATGTTGAAGAAGGAAAGAAAATAGGAATTGCATTAGCAAAGAAAGAAACTCTTGCTAAATCCTAGCATATAAACAAAAAAGAAGAGTAAATGAACATATTACTAAACTTTGATAAAGCACTGTCTCGATTTGAGGCAAACAAATTCAACTCATATATTAAATTTATTGAGCTTGACGAAGTTAATCACTACTACATTATTAATCGATATAGCGATAGTACATTTTTACGTAGTTTTCCTAATGTGGCAAACGTTAAAAATATTACAATTGTTAAAACCGAAAAGGGTAAATCATGGAAAGCCTATTGGGCTTCTATAGATTCTATTATTGAAAAATATTCAATCGATAGATATTTAGTTTTTTACTTAAATATAATGGGTGACCATCGATTAGGTGGAGATACAAAATCAGAATTACATTACAAAAATTCTTTAGAAGACGATGAGTACTTAAACAAATTTAATATTGTCTTTCATTCGACTAGAGGAATACTAACAAACTATTACATTACCGAAATTAAAGGAATTGAGGCTTTGCATATAGTATCGGATCCTCATGAATATGATGCAATAAAAAATCGTTTTTACTTTTATGATTCGCCAGAAACTAACTTAAAATATCTTCCATACGTGGAATATGGATTTATTTTTAAGAAGGACTTACCGATTGAAAGAAAGACCGAAGATTTTACCTTTGGTTGTACGGTATTAAGTAAAGATAGAGCTCATTTATCAGATTCGCTTATTGAACTACAATCAATCAAAGGATTTAACGTTTTTGTAAAAGACAAATTTAAAAAGCGAGACAACATGGTAAACAATAGAATTTATAACGAATTCTTATGTAAGTCTAAGTTTACTTTAATCGTTCCATCATACGATAAAAATCATTTTAGTTCAGTTCGTTTTTACGAGGCATTGGCAATGAAAACGATACCTTTAATTCATGAAGAAACTCAATATAAGATAGGACTTCAACACTATCCGGAATTATCGAAATTGTTCGATAAATATGTAGTGAGTATGGATGGAATTAAATCTTTGATAGAAACTATCGATTATGAATCAGCAATCAAGGAAATTTACAAATGTTCGGATTATGTCAAATTATCTAAGGATATCGAATTCTATAAAGAAAAGTTCTCAGAATTCTTTAAGTACAATTGTTAATAACTTTCGACTCGATATTTTTTAGTATCGAGTTTTTTTGTTATATTTACACTATAATTAAAACTTCAAATTATGAAAATCAAAATATCGAATTGGATTAATTCTCTATCATGGATAGCTATATTATCCATTTCAATCATATGCGGACTTGCATTTTCAAAAGCTGTAATTTTTGCAATTGGAATTTTATATCTTGCATATCTTAATCCTATCGAATCTGCATGTTTCTTTGCATTTTTATTCTCTGCCATCTATATGGTAAGAGCAATCTTTAAAGCTCAATTAGTAGATAATCAAACTAAAATATAATTATGGAAAACGATTTTATGAACGACGAACTAGATCCACTAGACATTGTTAAAGCAAAAGAACAATTTGAAATTGACATGGAACTTTCTGTTATTGCTGCTTATGATATTGTATATAAAGCAGGAGTAGAAAATTGGAACAAACAAGTAGAATTCTCCGAAGAAAAAAAATTAAGAATCCTAAAAAACATGGAAACTTGGTTTGCCGAAAGAGAATATTATGACCGAGCAATATTTATCCGAGATGGTATTGCGGCTATTAAAGGAGAAAATGCTTTAGAACAAATTAAATCGATGATATAATGAGTAGATGTGTATGTTGCCGTAAATATAAAGAACTAAGTAATTTAGAATATTGCTTTGTTTATTTCAATATGATTTTTTTACCATGGAGATATTCAAATTTTATTAAGGCCTTAGAACGTGGTCAAACCGTTACGTTCGCCTACAAATATCAAATAAAATTAAGACATGTTTAAAGTTCCTACAAAAATAAAAATCGACCATACCGAAGGTAAAGGATTAGGTGTATTCGCTACTGAAAAAATCCTTAAAGATGAAATTATTGAGGAATGCCATTATGTGATTATTCCTAAGGATGGTGATTTGCTCTTAGATTATCGGTTCATATTACCTACGAACGGTCGAGATTTTGAGTACATTATTCCTTTCGGATATGGTTGCATCTACAATCATGCAGATAAAAATAATGCATCTTGGAAATTTCCTAGAGACCATAAAGCCGTAACCTTTTTTGCTATTCGAGATATAGAAATTGGTGAAGAAATCTGTACTTATTATGGAGGTCCTGCATATTGGGCTCAACATCATTATGAAAAACTTTAACATTAATTTAACAGTTTTTATTTCTTTATGTCGCAAAAAATGATTAGTTTTACTTATAATTCTTAAACAAATACATTATGTCAACAGTACCACAAATTCAAACTATCGTTTCGCAAGTAACTGGAATCTCAATCAGTCAAATCAATTCTCCTTCAAGGAAAGCTAACGTAGTTCAAGCACGACATTTGTCAATGTACTTTTCAAGATTTAATACCGGCCTTAATTTACTTGCCATTGCTAAACAACACGGAAGAGATAATCATGCCACAGTAATTCATGCATCTACTTGTATTCACTACGACAAACGTTCAAACAAATTAGTTGAAGCAATGTACAACGAAATCGAATCACAAGTTAAATCTTTAAAATAATGGGTATATTTCAATTCATCCGAGATAAACGACGAATCAAAAAACTTGAGGCAATTAAGAAAGCTCAAGAAATTGAAACTGAAAGATATCGTCTTCATAAAGAAAATGTAAATTTCTACGAAAGTACGCTTAAAGAATTTATTATTAGTGTTGGTAAAGAAATGGAAAATGAGGAATGTCACATCAAAAAGGGTGACCGAACCATTCTTAATAAATACTCTTCTAATTTCGAGCCTAACAATGGTTGGGATGGTGGACCTAATATGTTGCTTGGTTATATAGCACCAGAAGATAAACAATCTCCTATCTATGCACAAATAAAAGATGTGTATGTAGATTTTTCATTAGCCCACGAGCTCATAGAACGATATGTAAATGAACTCGAAAATTACGAAAATAAATCACCATCAATCATAATACAACGATATAAAAATTATAATTCTCGAAGAAATCCTCGTTATGCAAATAGATTTGGTCTTTACAAAACGGCAATGTTTAAAATGGAATTCGTTAAGTTCACGCCTCATTGGGGTCTTAATGTTTATTCATTCCTAGAAGAATCCACGAAAGAGGCCAAAGAAACTCATAAACTTTGGATGAAAGAAATTTCAAATGATTTTGCATTAGAAAAAATCAAAAAATCGTTGAAGAAATTAGAAGCAACAAAAGATGAAATCAAACGTAAAGCTCAACAATTGTAATGGAAGAAACTAAATTCAAATTATACGCTTATGATTCTTATAGTTCAGGTCTTACCGTGTTATTAAAAACCCATAAGACATTCAAAACTCTAGAAGAAGTTAAGACTTATCTAGCTAACGAAGAAAAATCAATTTGGTTAGGTAAAATTTTAGCACAAAAACAAATTGTAATCTGTCAGAAAACTGATAGATGGAAAATAGTAGAAATCATAAATCCTGAATAATGGAAGAAATATTAACCTCAATAGAAAATCATCAAGGAGTATCTATTTGCATAGCAATATTTATAATCGTGGTATTGGGAGAAATCGTCTCTATAATTGAAACTTTTAGAAAACGATGAATAAACATATCCTTATAGGAATTTTATATTGTGCAATAGGCCAAGTCTTAATTTGGTTTCAAACTAATTCACAATTCATCTGGCCTGAAGTCAACGATTATCGTCTTCTCATATCAATAGTTTTTGGAACTACGGTTTCTTACTTATTCATTCTAGGAGTAGGTCATTTATACGAAGGATTTGATTCGCAGATATGGCCTTCGAGAATTATTCCTACAATCACTGGAACAATCATCTTCTTTATTCTTACTCTCCTCATCCTCAAACAAGGCCTAGACTTCAAAAATGGTCTTTGCGTTTTTCTTTCGTTTGTCATTCTGGCAATACAAATTTTTCTAAAATAAATTTTCAATTTCGAAACTCTCCGTATCCAAGATGCATATAACGATTACTTGGATTCGAGGAAATTGAAGAAGTTTATTCCGAGGCAAAGCCCAGCCGAGCCAAGGACCCAACCAAAGACATTTAATCTAATGTATAAATAGATTTTATTGCCTATAAGAGATAGATATTTAAAATAAATTTATCTATGCTACTTAAAATAGGTTCTACTAGTCCAGACGTAATAGCTTTACAAAAAGCTTTGGGTTTGAGTGCTGATGGTGACTTCGGTCCAGGCACAGAAAAGGCGGTTAAAGACTTTCAATCTAAGAATGGATTAACTGCAGATGGATTTGTTGGTGATGCTACTTGGAGTAAAATCCAAGCAATTACTACATCGTCTACACCAATTCCTACATCTCCTTTTAAATTAGACAAATTAAAAGGTCACGTACCAGATTCAGTTATTGCTCAAATTCCTGATACTGCCAAAAAATTCAACATCACTACTCCATTAAGATTAGCTCATTTCTTAGCTCAATGTGGCCATGAGTCAGGTGGATTTAAGGCAGTTACTGAAAATGTAAATTACTCGGCAGATGGTTTGAAGAAAATATTTGGAAAGTACTTTCCTGGAAATATGTCTGATTTATATGCAAGACAACCAGAGAAAATTGCTTCTAGAGTTTATGCATCTAGAATGGGTAATGGTGATGAGGCTTCTCGTGAAGGATTCAAATTCAGAGGAAGAGGTTTCATTCAATTAACAGGAAAATCTAACTACACTAACTTTACTAAATTTATCGGTGAAGATTGTATTGCTACTCCAGATTTAGTTGCGACTAAATATCCATTAGCTTCTGCAGCATTCTTTTTTGATTCAAATAAACTATGGTCCATATGCGACAAAGGAGCGGACGATGCAACAGTTACTGCAGTAACTAAAAGAGTAAACGGTGGTACCATAGGATTAGCTGATAGGCTAAAACATTTCAAGGAATATTACTCCCTACTAAAATAAAAATATCAAAATATGAAATCATACTCAGAAATTTTAACTGAGGTATTAGTACATCAATCTTCAAATGAATTATTTTATAAAGGTAATATTATGGAAGGAGCTAAATTGGTGGTTAAGGAAGTTGTAGATAGTGTTTCAGCTGATCGAACATCTATATGGTTGTTTAACGAGGACCGAGATTCTATCATCCTTCAACAACTTTATATAAAATTAGAAGATGCCTTTTATCAAGATATTATTTTACATAAAAAAGATTTCGAATCATATTTTTTATCACTGGAAGAAAATCCAATCATTGTTGCTAATGATGCAGAAAATCATCCTGCCACATCGTGTTTTCTTGAAGGTTATCTAAAACCTCTGGGTGTTAAATCGATGTTAGATGTACCAATTTGGTATAGTGGATCGTTGATTGGGGTTATTTGTATTGAAAGTCTATCCCCTAGAATATGGAAAACTGAGGAAATTCATTTTGCTCAAATACTTTCGTCTCTGTATTCATTTGCTTATTCTGTTAAAGAATCTAAAAAGTTATCGAGTCAAATGATAGAACTAGAAAAATTTCTCGATACATCAGCAATCATTTCAATGGCTGATTCTAAAGGAAAGATAACATATGTAAATCAAAAGTTTTGTGATATTTCTGGATATACGATAGATGAAGTGATAGGCCTTGACCATAATGTTGTAAATTCAGGTGAACATCCTAAGGAATTTTGGTCTGATATGTATAGGACAGTAGTCAAAGAAAAGAAAATTTGGAATGCTATCTGTACAAACCGAGCAAAAAATGGCTCATTGTATTATGTAGATACTTTTATAAAGTGCAATTTCGACGATGACGGAACCATATTAGGATTTATGTCTATCCGACAAGATGTTACTCAATTAAAAAACAAAGAGAACGAAATACATAATAGAATGACTGCAATTAATCAATCTAATGCGGTTATTGAATTCGACTTAGGAGGTAATATAATATTTGCTAATTCACTTTTCTTAAATACTATGGGATACGATAAATTCGAAGAAATCGTAGGTAAACATCATAGCATATTCGTAGAGGATGAATTTGTCGAATCAAATGAATATCAAAAATTTTGGGAAACTCTACGAACAGGAAAATTCTTTAGTGGAGAAATTATCAGAAAGAAAAAAGATGGAAATTTAATTTATCTACAAGCAACTTATAATCCGGTTATTGGTATTGATGGTAAACCTTATCGAATAATGAAAATTGCTACTGATGTTACTCAAAGCTATAATCAGCAGATAGAGATTGAAAAGAAAAACACTTATCTTGAACATGCTGCTAAAATTCTTCGACATGATATGCATAGTGGAATTAACACATATATGCCTCGAGGTTTATCTTCGTTAGAACGTAGACTCACGGAAGAACAAATAAAAGAGTTGAAGATTGAAGCACCTCTTAAGATGATTAAAGAAGGTCTGCGACACACTCAAAAAGTTTATAAAGGAGTTTATGAATTTACAAATTTGGTAAAGAAGGATGTTGTACTTGATCGAGTTAATTGCAATCTTAAGCTTATATTAGAGGATTATCTTTCTGCAACTGCATATCGACCTCAAGTAATTTTAGAAGACTTAGGAGAATTGGATGTTAATGAAGCCTTATTTTGTACATCAATTGATAATCTTATTCGTAATGGATTGAAATACAATGACAGTAATAGTAAATTTGTTAAAATTTATCGAGTTGAAGATACTCTCTTTATTGAAGATAACGGTAGAGGATTAAGTCAAGCAGATTTCGATTATCTATCTAAACCGTATGTAAGGAAAGAAGGACAAGCAGAATCAGGAACCGGATTAGGCCTTAATATATGTATTGCAATTTTAAGTGAACATGGCTTTACCATTAAATGTAATAAACTGCCAGAGATAGGCACACAAATGAAAATCAAATTAAAATAACATAAAACAAAAATGATTGATTCAATTTTACTAGTAGATGACGAAAGTCTTTTTCACTTAGTTTTCGAAGACGCTTGCAGTCTTTTAGATATTTCACTTTCTCTTGAGTCTATAGATAGCTCAGACGAAGCTGCTAAACTATTTTCAGGTTGGCAAAAAGATCCTGAAGGAAAACCTGAATGTGTTTTCGTAGATCTTAATATCATAGGTTCTTCGTATGATGGTATCGAGCTTATTCGTAAGATAAACTTTGAGTATGGTAATAACGTGGTTATTGGAATCATCTCATCATCTAATGAGCCAGAAGAACAAGCAAAAGCCGTTAAATCTGGAGCTCAATTCTGGATAATCAAATCTGACGACATCGAACCTAGACTAGAGGAATTTAAAAAAGATTTTGAAGGTTATAAAAATAGAACTGCGCCGTTCAAAGTTTATAAATAATGAAAGTAAATAAAGTAATCCGAGATTTTTTACTTGAAATTCAAAAGACTAAACGAGTTGCTATTGAAGGTAACTTACTTAAAGTTATAGAGCCCGAAGAAGGTGATAAAGAATTTTCAGATTATCTTTCAACGGCTTTAGAAAAGGACAAAGATGCTAGAAGGAAACGATTAGAAGTTACTAAACAAGTACAAGAAAGAAATCGAGAATTATTAGCATCCGAGGAAGAAAACATACGTATAAACGAAGACCTTAAGATTGCTCTTCAAGAAGCAGAGAATTCTAAAACTGAGGCATTAGTAGCAAAAGACGCAGCTTTAAACGACTTAGATATTATTCAGAAAAAATCACAAACTGAATTAATTGGAACAATCGTCAAAGTAGCTTTAGTTGTAATTATGAGCGTTGGAATAATAACAACGATTATGTACAGTGTTGCAATGTTTACTGGTAAAGACACTCAAATCATAGGTTCGACTTGGTCTAATATGTTTGGTATTCTACTCACAAACGCATTCTCTATCGTAGGTACGATTATGGGTGTAAAATATGCATCCGAGAATAAAAATAGCTAAATAGCGATGTCAAGATTATCAGATGACCAAATGGAATTTGGCATGAAGATACTATCGATGTTAATTCGTGCCGGTGTTAAACCTGATGATGCTCAAATTATGATGAATCGAATCATAACGGAAGAATTAGAAGACAGAAAAATAATATATCCTATGAAATTAAGTGCACACCTTTCGCTTAGCGAAGTAACTAATTCCGGTGAAGCAAAACGCCTTGGAATAGACAATACCCCATCTCCTGAACATTTGGCTAATTTGAAATTAATAGCCGAAAAGGTTTTTGAACCTATTCGTTTACATTTTGGTAAACCTATTTTAATATCTTCGGGATATAGAAGCAAAGCCCTAAATGCTGCTACACCAGGAGCATCTTTAACTTCACAACACAGTACTGGTGAAGCTTTAGATTTAGACCAAGATTCTGCAGGTACAGGAATTACTAATAAAATGGTCTTTGATTTTATTAAAGATAATTTAGAATTTGACCAGCTTATATGGGAATATGGTAATGATATAAATCCAAATTGGGTTCATGTGAGTTACGAATCCACTGGCAAACAAAGAAAACAAATTCTACGTTGCGTTAGAGTTAAGGGCCTACCTAAATATGCGCCATACAAATAATTTTAATTATGTTTGAAGTTATAAAATCACTAACACCAAAACAAAGAATATGGGCATTTATCATAGCAGTTATCTTTAGTTCGATGACTGCTATAGGTACTTCGTATTTTAAAACTGACGATTGTTTATCAATATCTACTCAATATGATTCAATGATGGTTACTTATGCTAATCAACTAAAATTGAATAATCAAATAATGGATGATAGCAATAAAAAGACAAAAGATATTTTAGAAGTAAAACGCCTTTTAGATAGTATGCTCTCACTTAAACCTCAAACTCTAGTCGAAAGAACTTTAGTACGAAGACCCGAAGTTAACGAAATAGAAAGAGACAATCCTTACGATACTATTCGAGTTTTGAGAAGCGTTCGAGAACCTGAACCTATTGTACAAATTAAGAAAACTATAGTGCCTGTAAATCAAAAGCCTATACTAAAAAAGATGACATCTATTCTCGAAAAATACGATACTCCTAAATAATCTTTTTGAAGTTATTAACATATAATAGAAATGGACGAAAAGATATATTTCAAATGGTCTAATTTGAATGAGGAATGGATAGGTGCATATTATACATGGGATGATGTAGCAATTACGATAAAAGTTCGTGATGCATTAGGAGGAGTAAATGCAAATTTAACAAATCCGGCAGCTAAGCATGTTTATTTGCCGCCACAGGAAATAGTAAAGCAAGCCTTAACCGGTAAAGAATATAAGAAATTCGTCAATCTTATATGTAGAGTTAATGGTATTACATCTCATCAATTAAAAGAAAGAAATCCTGAATGCGTAATGACTTTGACTGAAATAGATCGAACTATTGAAGAAGTCCTTAAACCGCAAGTAAAACTTACTCACATTAGTAGGAAGGATATATAACAAAAAGCAACACACTAAATGGAAAGTTTCGAAACATTCATGGCTAAATTAGCTAAAGAAAGATCTACCGAATCCATTGAAAACGAACCTGTATTAGAAACGGTTGTTATCGATGAAAAGCCGGAAATCAATACTCCACCAATCAGAGAACCTCAAAAAATACAGGAATCTATCACACCTATAGTTGAAGAACCTGTTACCGGATATAAAGTATTTAGAGATAAAACTGAAACGTTTATTTGTGATATGGAAATATCAGGAGCTAATCCAGCAAATAGTAAGGCTAGAGTTATTATTGAAAGTAAGGATATGACTTATATGTTTGAAGGTACTATTGACGATAAAGGACATTGTGAAATACCTTTACGTAAAATGAATTTTCTGTTAGAAAATGAGATAGGAAAAATAAAACTTGAAGTTATAGCTGATGACATGGTATTTAATCCTTGGGAAGATACTTTTGTAGCTACTAGCTCTAAGAAAGTAACGGTTAAGGTTACGGAATCGGTTGAGACCGCACCAAAAGTTGGAGTTAGAATTTCTAATATTAGATAACAATGCCACAAAATCAAGATTTTGATTTAACCAATCAGTTCGTATCAAACTCTTTTGGTAATCTTTTACAAACAGACGGAAACGGAAATTATTATGATGGACTCGGTAATCCTATAACTTTACAAGCAAGTAGAGGTCAAACAGGAGCTACCGGTCCTACAGGGGTAGACGGAAATAAAGGTGCTACTGGTTCTACTGGTGCTGGTGAAACCGGAGCTACTGGAATTCAAGGACCTACCGGTCCTACTGGAAATAATGGACAAATCGGTCCAACCGGTGCAGGTGTAACTGGACCTACCGGTCCTACTGGAAATGATGGTCAAATCGGTCTTACTGGTGCTACAGGAAATGATGGTCAAATTGGAGCTACTGGTGCTACAGGAAATCCTGGTGTAGCCGGAGCTACTGGTCCTACCGGAAACAATGGCCTTCAAGGTGCTACCGGAAATGATGGACAAACTGGAGCTATTGGAATGACTGGTGGAATAGGTCCTACTGGAAACGATGGACAAACTGGTTCTACTGGAATT